TGCTTACCTGACCACAGGTCAGATCATCCCAGGCATTTGGTGATGTTCAAAGCCTACCTCGGATTACTGGTGGGTTTTGTAATTGCTTATTTGATCTTAGATAATCAAGAGGATGATGACCAGGACGGTCCTGGTGGTGGGTTGATGCAACCAGCCTACGCAACTAACCAACAATGATTATCAAACACGTTAATTGGGAGGTTCCAATGAAAAAAGAAGGTGATTCAGTTCCCCAAGTGGAATTCAAGTTTAGAGAGAATGGAGACTTCGTTACTCGCACAACCAGTGATCTCTTTGCTGGTAAGCGTGTGGTTGTTTTCAGTCTCCCTGGTGCATTCACTCCTACTTGCAGCGCTTATCAACTGCCTGGATTTGAGGAGAAGTACGAAGACTTCACTGCACTTGGTGTTGACACTGTTTATTGTGTCTCTGTCAATGACGCCTTTGTTATGAATGCCTGGGCAAAGGATCAGAACATCGAAAAGGTTCAACTGATCCCCGATGGTAACGCTTACTTCACTCGTGCCATGGGTCAACTGGTTTCCAAGTCTAACCTTGGTTTCGGTGATCGTTCCTGGCGTTACGCAGCAGTCATCCAAGACGGTGTGATTGAGAAACTGTTTGTGGAAGACGGTAAGTCTGATAACCACGAAGCAGATCCATACCGTGAGAGCACACCTGAACAGGTTTATGATTACCTGAAGGTCAACGCAAGAGAGACTGCCCCAGTTTGAAATCACAAAACAAAAACCATTTACCTCAGGAAAATTTCCTGGGGTATTTTTTTGCCCTATTAGATTTCTAAATAACTGCGCCTCTCTACAAACTCATGCCTGAAGAAATTAAAAAGGAAGTTGAGGAAAAGAAAGAGGAGAAGAAGAAAGGTTTCTTTGGAAGAATCAAAGATGCCTCAGGTGATAGTGAAGAACATCTTGCTGTGATCAGCACGTTTGTTCGCCTTGGAATTCTTATTTGGTCTGGTGGAATTCTCACTCTTGCTTACATCAAACTGCCCCCTGCACTTGGAATCCCAGAGCAGAAACTTGATCCCACTTTCATTGCATCTGTGTTCACTGGGGTGCTAGCCACCTTCGGAGTTCAGACAGCGAAGAAGTCTGGTGACGGAACAATGAAGATGGGTGCCGCTGGTGGTGTCTCTAAGGCAGACTTGGAGAAACTCATTGCCACTGCCGCTCAAACAGCACCTTCTCAGACAATTCGAATTGAGCAAGCACCAATTCAGATTGCTGCTCCCCCTGTAATGCCTACAACCAATGTCCCAGGTCAGACCAATCAGTAGGATTCCATCACCTGTTGTAAGGGACCTACCACCCCCTGTGGTGTCTGTTATTGAACCACTGGCACCTCCTGTTACTCGGGGGGTTCCAGTCCCTGTTACAAGGGGTCTCAAGGCTCCTGTGATTGATGTCCCTGATCCAACAATTGATTACCCTGTTATTGATGTTCCCACCAAAGAAGAGTGGGAGCAGGTTATTGAAAACCAAAATGAGGAATCTGAACCCACACCAAGGTCAGACACCAGAGATCTTCCAGCAACTCCACCAACTGTGAATGTTGGTGGTTTAGATGTTCCACTACCTGAGGTTGCACCCTTGATCACTGCTGGAGCAACTGCTGTGGTTACTACTACTGTTGCCTTGGGTGCTGGAATTGTTATCAACCAGATCAAGACAGCAGCAGATCCTCTTATTCAACAACTGACTAAGAAGAAAAAGAAAGTTAAAGTCAAACAGGTCAAACCAGTTCTCCACTTTGTTCCTAATGGAGAGGGATCCGCTGACATTATTGAGTACTCTGCTAAAGGAATGAAGGTTCTGGAGAGTAAGGTCGAGAAGTTAGAACAATATCTTCGTGACCAGGTGGACCTTGATTCCTTCTGGGAGTATGATAATAAGATAATCATTGATGAGGAACTTTCAAAAAGTCTCACCAAGGATGGAGTCAAAAGGTTTAAGAAATACTTCCAACCCCCAAAGGTTATTGCGAAGAAGTTGGGGGCAAAGTTCTCGATTTGATTTCGATGTCTGAGAGTTTGATCTCACTGGGAACATATTGATAGGAGACCTTTACTTCACCAGTGATCTCACAGATCTCTTCAAACATTTCAAAACCACCTTCAGCATATGCTGGAGCAGTTAGACAAAGAATAACAAAGAGACTACTTAGACTTTTCATTTTCCAACCTCCTTAGAAAGTATTCTCGATCCTTGTCGAGTTGGGACTTGAGTTTCCTCTTCATCAGTTCAAGTCTGATACGCAGAGGAAGGTACCTAATTTGAAGATCCATCCAGGCAAAGACCCTGAGTGTTCCTTCAATGCCAGCATAAGCAATCATCAAAGCAACGATTGTAACTGTCAGGTACAGACTGATCATTTGACTGGCCAGGTTACTTCCATTCCTGTCACCAATAAGATGGTGAAGGTTATTACAAAAAGGGTTGTCATTATTCTACCAGAGTTCCGTGTGCTCTTCTGATCTCACGGAGTTCTTCAAAGTTTTTCTGTTTGGTACCGCCATCATAACTCCACGCATATCCCTCTTCGATCATTTGTTCGTTGAGAGACACCTCCTCGGTACCAATGTACAACCAGCCGAGTAATCTACCGTATTTACCAACACCACCGTCAAGCTCAGTCCTAATAATGAGATCGTCGTCACCATTGATAGCACCATCAAGATGGTCCTTGAGCCAGTTGGTGGCATCGATGCCAAGTGCCTTCTCTTCTGCGTCCTTAGTTCGTTTCTCTGGCGTATCCACTCCTGCAACACGAACTCTTTCCTTTTTGTAGAGGTCGAACCCCAGGTCAATTGTTACATCAATTGTATCACCATCAAGAACTTTGTTGATCTCGATTACTCTGAAATTGTAACAACTCTTCCTGCTCGGGGGTGTCATCGCTGTCATTTTTTTCCTCCTGTCTGACTATGTAAAAGAGATATGCCACCATCAGTCCTGCCAACACGAGACTTAGAAAGACCATGAAGATGACTGACCAAACTGGATCTGTCATTTGGTTTGTTTATATTTACCTTATTTACTACTTCTGTTGTGGGTTTTTGTGGTGGAGCTAAAACAATCACATCAGAACAGATGCCAGCATAAGGACTCTCTGGATGGAAACGAACTCCCATCTTTGCAGCCTCACCACACTTCAGGAGTCTCACCAATTCAAAGTCAAGTCTTGCTTTGTCTGTCTCTGCTTGTTGTCTTTTGATTTCTACCTCTGCCCTTTCCTTACATAGGTCAATCGACTCTCGGTCCAAAGGGATCTGCCAGGACGCTGAGACACCCAGGTTACCTGAACCAGTCAGGTTAGAGGATGGATCCCAATCATAATTTCTTGTCCCCATAACAAATGGAGCAATGTTAAAGGTGGGACCCTGACAGGTCACACCAGATCCATATTGGTTGATAGCAAAAGGACCCTGTAACACCTGCACAGCCTGGTTGGTGACATTGCCAGTTGCAGATGCTTGGGGTCCAGCGATGTTAGTGTTGGAGGGAGCAGCTTGAGCAAAGGCAGCACCACCAAACAATAAACTTATTGAGTAAAGACCGACAGCGAGTTTGTGGTACTGTTTACGGTGGTGGTTCGATCTATCCATGTTTCAGAGGCCACTCCAGGACCGAGATATGTTTCAGAAAATTGGAAAGGTTCACCCTGATTTACGATAGTGTAGTTAGCACCAGGAGTTGGGTTAGCAGGAATGTTTATGTTTGTTCCTGTCACCGTGTAAGAAGTTCCAGTTGTGTATTCGACTTGTCGAATAACCTCCACCACTTCAGTAGTGCTGGAGGTTTCGCTTGTGATTGTTCCTCGTGTGAAGTTGGGAACCACGGGGGCTGCAATGGCAGCAGCCCCATGAAGAACTCCCAACAACGCTCCAAGGAGTATTGCTAATGGGAGATCATCGGTCATTGGAATACGCTCAGTTCAATTGAACGTTGTCCGATCGCTGTGGTTCCAGCACCACCAGCGGTTACAGTTGGGACACTGGTGTTTGACAGAGTGCCAGCTAGAGACCCAGCAACACCGCCCGAACTTGTAGTCGTCGAACCGAAGAGTGGCAGTGAACCAACAACTCCAGAAGAGACACTTGTTGTTGCGTTGTCTGCATCACCAGCAGTATAAGACTGAGTGAATGAGAAAGCAGAACCATCAGTGGCCTGAGAGGCTGTGATGCTTGTAAAAGAATTTACGCCGTTAGTTGCAGCGCCCAAACCACCAACTACCCCGCTTGTCGTGCCATCAGTCGTCGAAACTCCACTACCGCTGACGCTGTATGAGTTTCCAATTCTTGTAGCGGCTGAGGCTGCACCATCAACAGTCAACTGAACAGAATCAGTGAGTCTTGATGTGATTTCGGCAGCGTTAGCAACGGGTGAAATAAGGAATAACGAAGAAGCTAAAAGCAATAGTTTCTTCATTTGAGAACATTGAGTATGAACTTCTGTTATTTAGAGATAAATATTGTTTCAAACCTATGGAGATTTATCATGCAGAAAGTTATCAACACCCTTGCTCTGCTTTCGTTTGCTGTGTCTGCTGGAGTTGTAGCAGGTGGATACACTCTTTATGCGAACCGAGAGAATATTACAGATTCTCTTAAGAGTGTTATAGTTAAATCAGTTACAGAATCTCTTCAGATTCCCAGCACTCCTGAACTTCCAACAACTGGTGGGGACGGACCCGTAACACTTCCAAATTTCTAATGGACAACAACAAAGAGGTCTCTGACTTTTCTCTGAAGAGAGAGGAGTGTCCCAAGTGTGGAGCAGTCTGGTTAAACGGACAACACATTTGGACTGGAACTGGGAAAGTCGGAGACCCACAGGTTCTAAGTAACCTTGTGTGCTCAACAGTCAATGCCCCTGAGTGTGTCAACAGTGCATATAAGAAGGGACATATCTATGGAGACAAAGACACATGGGAAAAGCGAAAAGCATTCATTGATCAGGAGTCACAATCATGGGGAGAGGCCGCATAAGCAAACCAGACATGGAAGCCAAACTTTATAAACTCAAGAATGAGTTGCATAAAGAATGGAGAGATCCTGTCCAGAAGGACTTGGCAAATCAATATCTGAATAGGGTTTTAGATTTTATTAATGAGTTTAACGCTTGACAAAGGATAAAGTTCTGTGTTATAAATACACCAACGACTTACGAAATGTAACGTTGTGTGAACCCCTGCCGCTTGACCGAGACTAGGCAGGGTTACCAATCCGTCTCTCATGTCCTCGCCTGAGGGTGGCGAGGAAATAAGTATCTCCACCATTTCCCTGATGGACCTACTTAGACTTTCTAACAATGTCTGCAACTCTTACTCGCTCAAAACAGAATACTTCTTGGGAACAGTTTTGTAACTGGGTCACCAGCACCGACAACCGTCTTTATGTTGGTTGGTTCGGCGTCCTGATGATTCCTTGCCTTCTGGCAGCTACAATCTGTTTCATCATTGCCTTTGTCGGTGCTCCCCCTGTGGACATCGATGGCATCCGTGAACCCGTTGCTGGTTCACTCATGTACGGAAACAACATCATCTCTGGTGCTGTTATCCCTTCTTCAAACGCAATCGGTCTCCACTTCTATCCCATTTGGGAAGCTGCCTCTCTTGATGAGTGGCTGTACAATGGTGGTCCTTTCCAACTCGTAGTCTTCCACTTCCTCATCGGCATCTATGCTTATATGGGACGTGAGTGGGAACTCTCATACCGTCTGGGGATGCGTCCTTGGATCTGTGTAGCCTATTCAGCTCCTGTAGCTGCCGCTTCTGCAGTTTTCCTGGTCTATCCTTTCGGTCAAGGTTCTTTCTCTGACGCGATGCCCCTGGGTATCAGTGGTACTTTCAACTACATGTTGGTTTTCCAAGCTGAGCACAACATCCTGATGCACCCCTTCCACATGCTGGGAGTTGCTGGTGTCTTCGGTGGTTCACTGTTCTCCGCAATGCACGGTTCACTCGTTACTTCCTCACTGGTTCGTGAAACCACTGAGAACGAGTCACAGAACTATGGTTACAAGTTCGGTCAAGAAGAAGAAACTTATAACATCGTTGCCGCTCACGGTTACTTTGGTCGTCTGATCTTCCAATACGCTTCATTCAACAACTCACGCTCACTGCACTTCTTCCTCGCAGCATGGCCTGTTGTTGGCATCTGGTTCACCGCTCTTGGTGTTTCCACGATGGCATTCAACCTGAACGGTTTCAATTTCAACCAGTCCGTTATCGACTCTCAGGGTCGTGTGATCAACACTTGGGCAGACGTGCTCAACCGTGCTGGTCTCGGGATGGAGGTAATGCACGAGCGTAATGCTCACAACTTCCCTCTGGACCTGGCTGCTGTTGAGAACACTCCTGTTGCTCTCACCGCACCTGCCATTGGTTGATAACAGAATAACAATATAAAGAACTGGGGTGGTAACACCCCTTTTCTTTGTCTCAAAACAACTTAACAAAACTTCAAAATGACTGCATCACTTTCACGACCTATTCAACAAAGGGGGTGGTTCGATGTTCTCGATGATTGGCTTAAGCGTGATAGGTTTGTTTTTGTCGGTTGGTCTGGCCTTCTCCTTTTCCCTACAGCTTATCTCGCTCTTGGCGGTTGGCTTACAGGAACCACCTTTGTTACCAGTTGGTACACCCATGGCCTGGCGAGTTCATACCTTGAGGGCGCTAACTTTCTTACTGCTGCTGTTTCTTCTCCTGCTGATGCTCTCGGACATAGCCTCTTACTCTTATGGGGTCCAGAAGCTCAGGGAGATTTCGTCCGCTGGCTCCAACTTGGGGGACTCTGGACTTTTGTGGCGCTCCACGGAGCCTTTGCCCTTATAGGATTCATGCTCAGGCAGTTTGAACTTGCCCGTCTCATCGGTATCCGACCCTACAATGCGATCGCTTTTTCTGGTCCTATCGCTGTATTTGTCAGTGTATTTCTCATCTACCCTCTCGGACAATCGAGTTGGTTCTTTGCGCCATCGTTTGGTGTTGCTGCAATTTTTAGGTTCCTCCTCTTCCTCCAAGGTTTCCACAACTGGACGCTTAATCCGTTCCACATGATGGGAGTCGCTGGAATTCTGGGTGGAGCTCTTCTCTCAGCAATCCATGGTGTAACCGTTGAGAACACACTGTACGAAGACGGTGAACAAGCAAACACCTTCAAAGCCTTTGACTCCACACAGGAGGAAGAGACTTATTCAATGGTTACTGCCAACAGATTCTGGTCACAGATCTTTGGTATTGCCTTCAGCAACAAGAGGTGGCTTCACTTCTTCATGTTGTTCGTTCCAGTCATGGGTCTTTGGACTTCATCCATTGGCATCATCGGTCTGGCACTCAACCTCCGTGCTTACGACTTTGTAAGTCAGGAGATTAGAGCAGCAGAAGATCCAGAGTTTGAAACCTTCTACACCAAGAACATTCTTCTGAATGAAGGTCTCAGAAACTGGTTGGCACCCGTTGACCAACCCCATGAGAACTTTGTGTTCCCTGAGGAAGTTCTCCCCAGAGGTAATGCTCTGTGAACTACCTTGCTCTTGTTTATTTCACTTGCTTTGCGCTCATCGCTGGCGCTGCCTTTGCGATGATGTGGGGTAACATCAAGTCCATCAATGACGAGATGAACAAACCTCAACCTAAACGTCATCCAGAAGCACCACAACCTGGAGAGGAAGTTTTATATGTTGACTTTTCAAAGTGATACCGTTTGGTTGGCAATGTTACTCTTTAGCATTGCCTTCGGTGTCTTATTATTTGTGTTATCGATATTACAAAAATAAATAAAGTTCCTTATACTCAAGGGGGTTCACACCCTCTTTTTTTATGTCATGACGGAACCTCATCTCTCCTGGTATAGACTTCACGAATTTGCCAGAGACCTTGGCAAATATAAGATCAGTCACAAAACTGTCACAAACAAGACTCACCAATCAGAGCAAATTGTGATAGAGTATAACCATCGTTTGAAAGACAAGTCTTAATGGAGTATTCTGAGTATCTTGAAAAGAAACGTGGTATCACTGAGGCAAAACAAGCAGCAACCAGATGTTGGGCAGTCGTCCTTGGACACCTCGTTCTCCCTCCTGTCTCCTCTCTTTACTATGCAGTGAAGACTAACTTCTGGAAACCCTTCTGGTGGGGCACAGGAGTCGCCGTGGCATGTGTTCCGCTGTCCATCGTTGATATGGGCATCACCATCAGTATTGCCCCTCCTCTAACTTCAGGTGCTATACTTATTACGAATGCTCAGAGCAAGCGCAGGAAACTGGAGATCTTTGACCCTGAGCAGGCAGATGCAATCGTTTATGAAAGGTCTAAAACATGAAGGAAACTGTTCTCAAGCGTCTCGTTGATGTAGTCGAAGCACTCGAATGGGAGGTTGGAGACAACATTGTTGTTGAGATTGGTGGTACAGTAGTCTCTGGTATTCACCAACCTGACACTGCTAATCCTCGCTGGTCAACACCCTTTGGTGTTCGCAGGTACAACAAGGATGCGTTCATTGTTATTAAGAACCTTGATCGTGATCCTTTCTCCCCCTCTGAACCTAATCCTGATTTGAAACAAGCACATGAGTACACAGGACCCAGCACCAAAACTAATTGATGGGATCTTTGAAGTGGTCAAGGGACGTTTTCTCTGGCACTCCTATGATAAGGAGGGTAAGGGACTCGTCTCTGGACTCACTGAGGGGTCTGTAATTAGAATGACACACTTTTATCTCAAGGGTCTCCAAGAAGGATGGCCCGAACCTGAGAAGAAGTTCGCAGGAACAGTTGGAGGCAAACTCTAAATATGAAAAAGAAGTTCCCTGTGGACCACGTTATTCTTGAGGACAAGAAAGAGGTGTGGATGAAAGGCAGTAGTACCCTGGCAATGGGCATTCCTGCCATTCAAAAAGAGTACTTTCCTGGTTATAGGATTTGTCTCTGCTCACAGGAACACTTTCACAAACTTAAACAAGAAAACAGATGACCTTCACAGTTTATTCAAAGGACAATTGCCCTTACTGCACCAAGGTTCAACAAGTTCTCCAGTTGGCAGAACTGCAGCATGTGATTTATAAATTAGACACTGACTTCACTAGAGAACAATTCAAGAAAGAGTTTGGTTCTTCTTCCACCTTCCCTCAGGTGGTGGTTGATCAAAAACCTCTAGGTGGATGTACTGAAACGATTAAATATCTGAAAGAAAACAATCTGGTATAATGGAACAAGTCGATCTCTACAACATGTACGGAACCGTTGAAGAAGCCATTGATTTTGCTTTCGATGGCAAATTTGTTTTGGATATGTATGCTTACTTGAAAAGTTCCAAAGCAACAAGGAGAGATACCGAGGCATTTATTGAGAGCCCCACTGCTCATGAGATCAGCGATCTTGTGACTGAACTTGATGAATACCTTGAAGGAGGTAGTGATTACAATCACAGATTGCTTCGTGAATCCTATGGTCACATTCCTAAACCCCAGGCAAGGAAAATTAAGAATTATTTGTATGGAATTTTAGAGGGTGCGTGGAGGTACAGTCATGACAAAAGACCTGGAAGACGAAGGAAGTCTTCTAAATAAGGAAACCGACGAACCGAAAATTAATCGGGGAGTTGAGTTATTGCTCAGAAACAAAAACAGGAGAAGAGAGGAACCCAAAACTTTTCAGTTGAAGTTTGGGAAGATGTTATCTCTCTTCAAGAGGGAGATCCATTTTCTTATTGACTTCCAACTGGATTTCAAAAGGAAACGATCTTAGGAGAAAGTTATGGAAGCACTGGCAATTACACTCACGTTGTCTGTTGTAATGTCAATCATGTTCTTCCTGTTAGGGGGTATGATCGGTTGGTTAGCACGGGACTATGTGTTTAGAAAACAAACAGAGTATGTTCCCATGCACCCAGAGATGTTTGATGAGAACGGACAGTTCATCCCTGAAGAAGTAATGTCTATCAGATTTGAAAACCCAGAGGATTTCTACACTACTGAAGACGAATAAACAAAACACACCAAATACACTAAACTGAATTTAGAGATTTTAAATTTATGGCATCGACGACAAAAGATCTTGACGTGGCACCCAAGAAGAGAGCACCTGCCAAGAAAACTGCTGCCAAGGCACCTGCTGCCCCTAAGAAACTTCCACCCAACCCTTTCATCCATGAGGTTCTGGACGTTGTAAGTAAGCAACGCACCAATGCGAAGAAGGTGGAAGCACTTCAACAATATGCCAGTGACTCTCTGAAGGCAATCCTCATCTGGAACTATGATGACACTGTTGTCTCCATGCTTCCTGAGGGTGAAGTTCCTTATGAGCGTAATGAAGTTCCTGTTGGAACTGATCACACTTCTCTTCGTAAGGAATACAGAAACCTTTATCACTTTGTGAAAGGTGGCAATGATTCTCTGTCGGGTCTTCGTCGTGAGAGCATGTTCATTCAGATGCTCGAAGGTCTCCATCCTTATGAAGCAGACATCCTGTGTCTGGTGAAGGACCATCGTCTGGAAACTCGTTATAAGATTCCTTTTACCGTTGTTCAGGAAGCATTCCCTGACATCCAGTGGGGCGGCCGTAGTTAATGTCGATTATTGTCCTACATGAAAACTGTGACCCATCCTTAGCAAAAGACAGAAGTCTTCCTTACACCGCTTATCTGGTGACGTATGAGAAGGATGGAAAGACTTGTTATGACATTACCATGTGTGGCAAGAAAGTCGAACTGTTTGATTATTATTGGGATCAGTACAGAGAGGGGTTGAAAACCTTCGAACAATCAGAAGGAAGAGTCAACCCCAAGATCTGGGAGAACCCTGCTAAGTCTAAAGGAAAGAAGAAAGCATGAGTGGATTTGGTGATTACAATGTAGAGTTTGAAGGTCTGGACATGAATAGTGACCAGGTTCAAGCACTTGTTAAGAAGTATAAGAAACTCAAGAAGTATCAGAAGTCCAGTCTCTTCGCAGTCAAGACCATGGATGGCACAGAGAACGTCATTTCCAAGATGGTTGAAGAGGCAAAGGATGCAAATTTGTAACTAATTTGACTAAATAATATTACTGGTGTTATAATACACCTATCGTTCAACTCCTTAGGGAGTCGCAAGTAAGTCGCGGAACGGATCGTTCAGATTATGGTTGAATTTCTCATCTTTTTGAATTTAATTACTCAAAGAGAACCTGTTGATCCTGCTCACTATCTTGATTGTGAGCAGTCAGCATGGATGCGAGAAAGGATCCTACGTTCAGAGTTGCTTGATGCCAGTCAAAAGCTGGACTTTGTGACAAGAACATGGGAAGGAACAGATCCTTCCTGTAAGGAAGACCATAATCCGCAAACGACTGAAGGAACGGGGCCTAAAAATCTCATTCTTCAGGAGCAAAATCATGAACACACTCAATCTGATTCGTAAGCAGATCGAAAAACAATCTGCATTGCATGACGCACAGATTCACGCCACCGCTTATCGTGGTGTCGATTATGAACTCTGTGGTCACGAACCATCTGAGACTCACGGCACTTTCTGCTATCGCGGACATACTTACAACAAGTAAGTATAGGTGTTATAATGGGAGGAGATATCCTCCCTTTTTTTATGGAAAAAGACAAACTTAAAATCATTGTGAGGAACCTCAAACTCCTGGTAGATGCATTGGAGTCTGAAGTTTACTCTGATGTGGAATCATATACCAACTATCAAGGACCAAAGATTTCAGATTACGACGAAGTATGGGATGATGATGATGGCTACCCTGACTGATTGGAGATACTCAGATCACAGAATGAAACTTAGAGAAGAGGTTCTTGGAATTCTGTTGAAGAACTTTGGAAGTGACCTAAATGAAGATGGGTCACCAAAACACAGCAGTGAATCCATTTATGAGTGCGCCCATGACTGGGTGTCTCAGGGGAATGAGATCAGTGCTGGTGTGGTGGCATTTTATAAAGCTTACTACACAGACTACGGAAGATACAGGAATGTATGATCAACTCAACTCCTTTGAGGAGGCACTGAAACACTTTGGTACTCGGGTGGAAATGATTTGTGCAATGGAGTTAGGTGGTAAGATAGATGCAGAGACAGCATACCAAAACATCAAGATTGAATTGAAGTCACTTAAACAAATTCGTAAGAAAACCAAATGAATGTAAAATTGATCTC